TTAAATCATTTATCTAAAAGAACAAAATCATTTCTTTTATTTCCTGTATATATTGATTTTAATATTTTGTAGTTATGTTTGGTTATGTGCATTGATTCGTAGAAAAAATCTTTCTTTTTACTGATTGGCCAGTTGCTTATACTTTTGCATAATGAGGCAATACGCAGTAGTCTGTGAGTATCGTTAGTTTCTAAATCGTAACTCTCATCCCAAAAATCACTGAATGTTCTGTACCCCAAAGACTTCAATTTTTCTAATGATCCTGCAGGACCTACTATTATAAAAGGGTGTTTATTGGCTATTGGCTTCCATGTTTTTTCAGAATGATATATTTGTTTATTAACAAAGTTTGATTCAGTAACCACACTAATCAATGTACTATCATAAACTGAATATAGTTGATTGATGATTTTCTCCATATCAGAAACTTTTGTGATGCCATCAATGTTTAAAGGAAATAAAGCTTGTAATGCATCAGTTTTATTTACATCGACAAGGTCTAATATTATGTTCCTGCGTTTAGCATCACTCATATCTAAATCAGATGCTCCTAACCGATATAGTGTTTTCCATAATATACTTGATTCTACACAATGTTCTGGCATACTAAAATAACTATCAGCTAGAACATCAAACTTATAAAATAATGCTAACAAGTCGCTACGATGTGGTTTAGTTTTTCTGTTATAACATAAAAAGGTTTTACTCCTTTTATAAAAATTTAGATTCTCATTGGGTATATGATTTTGTATTTCTTTACTAGCGTTTATTTCTCCCCATTGATAACTAAAAATACTTGCTTTATCTATGGGTAAAATCCCTCTATTTTCACACCATTTATTATATTCTTCTTTTGCATTAGCATGTCCTAATAATAAAATAGCTTTGTTTATTGGTACTTTATGGTTTATAAAAAGAATATGAACATTATCAAAAAACGCATCTAAGTTGATTGAATCATGGCAGGCTTCTAATAAAAAATAACCATTATTATTTTTAATCATTTCAAGTATGTTATCCGGTATGTTACATTGCGTTTGAAATAAATCAAACGAATAATCATTTAACCACCCGTCATTGATATTAAGTGTAAGTTCATACAGGAAATAATCATCTTGTTTTAAGGTATGCGAAAATGCATATTCATATGTAGTATTATCCTTAAACAAATATAATGTTCTACTAGGGTATATATTAGCATTGTCTTTATCTTTAGCCAATGTTAGTGCCGATTTCAAATCTATTTGATTATTACTTAATGGATAATGAGGTCCATACCAGTCGTAAACTAACTTTATTTTATCTGTCATTATACTAATCCTGTTTCAATTATAAACTTATCCCAAAACTTTAATCTACGGTTATTAGGATATATTGATTTAAGTAAGTTAAAGTTATGTGTGGTGATATCTTTAACTCCATAAAAAAAATCTTTTTTCTTTTGTGTTGACCATTCATCTATCTCTTTACATAGTTTACCTATCTTTAATAAACGCAATCCATGCTCAGGTTCATCATCATAACTTTCATCAAAGAAATCACTAAATGTTTTATATCCCAATGATTTTAAATATTCTAATGATTTGTATGGGCCTATTAAAATAAAGGGATGATAGTTGGCAATAGGTTTCCATGTTTTTTCAGTAAAGAACACATCCATATATACAAAGTTTGTTTCAGTAACTACACTAATCAATGACTGATAAAATAAGTTTGGTTCTGGGGCAATCAGTTTAATTCGATCCCATTCATTAATGGTATCATCTATTACTAATGGTAATATACTATTTAAATATTCTATATCCTTATCTGTGATGTTAAGTTCATCTTTAATGTCATTACGGTAAGATGATGTATGTTTTTCCGAATGATAAAAACTTTTCCAATCACCTTCCCAATGATCACATGTTTCGAACATACTAAAATAGCTATTTTTAAGTAAATCATGTTTATAAAATATAGTATAAAGGTCTGCTCTCCAATGTCTATATTTGTTATTATAACATAAGAAGGATTTCTCTACCCTATTAAAATCTTTTTCTTTCGGTAATAATCCTTCAAGTTCCTGTAACTGAATACTTGATAACCATTCATACCATTCGAATGCAATTACATTCATTCTTTCTGCTATATTTTTCTTGTTGCAATATTTTCTATATGTATCTGAACCATTTATACTACCAGTATAATATATTATTTTGTTTAACGGTATACCATATTTAGTAAAATATAAATGAAACATATCTAGTTCTATATCTCCTAAATATGATTCTGTCATGTATTCGATTAATAAATAACCATTATTATATTTTATACTATGTTCTATTTTCTCAGGTAAATCTATATTACCCAACATATATTCTAATAACTCAAGCCCATATCTATTACGATCACCGGACATTTCCGCTCTTAATGTTATTTCATATAAAAATACATCATCGTCTTTTAGCATAAAAGTAGGAATAAACTCAAAAAGATCATTATCCAACACTCTCATAGTTTGCATTGGGTTGCATAATGCCCACATTCTTCTTGGATTATGTCCATAATGTTCGTATGCTATATCCATTGAATGGAGATTATTTATTATGGGATATTCTCTATTGAAATAGTCGTATGCTATTTTTATTTTTTTGCTCATAGTGATATTTAGTAAGCTTCCAAAGGTTGACAATAAATCGTTTTGGGTCTATAATAGAGTCTTATTCAGTAAAGAAAAGGACTTGAAAATGACTACAGAATTCAAATCTTGGGAAGAGTTGACACAATTGGAACAAGCCCAATCTATGTATTGGGACATGTACAAGGATGCTTACGGTGTTCGCCCTCGCGGTGTTGACACTTCACACTGGACCCTTGAGGATTTTGAAGCTGAGTTTGAAGGACTCGGTGTAGCTATTGAAGCCGAAGATAAGGCCCGCAAAGAGGCCGAAGCACAGGCAACTGTTGTTTTTGAGCAACGGATTTACACACTGATTTATGCTGGTGCTAAGGATCGTGCTACTGCTATTCGTTGGATCCACGAAGCTGAGGAGACTAACGGAGATGATGAGTATTTGGCTTGGACACTTAGCTTACCCTATGGGTATTTTCGCAAGGCCGCTTAAGGCACAAAATTTGACAATAAATGGATAACGTGATACAATACTTGTATTGACACTGAAATAAAGGAAACAAATGTCTACTATTCGCATTCTCTCTGGCTCTTATCGTAAACAATCTGTAGTCAATACAGAATTTACTTTAGTTAAAGGTTTTCAGACCGGTGCTAAAGGTGGTTATGTGACTGTTAAAAATGATGGTCAATTCGCAATCAACATACCTGAAGTCAAGGTACTTGTTGATAGTATCAATGAAATTGAATTTTTAAATGGAGATAACGTGATAGCTAATACAGTAGAATTTAAAAAAGAATCAGTTAAAGAAACTGAAACAGAAGCAATGGACCGTATTGCGGCTCGTTTCGAGGTCCTCGATGAAATGTCACGTGCGGCAATCAATGGTGACATTCGTGCTATGATTGTGTCAGGCCCGCCCGGTGTCGGTAAATCATATGGTGTTGAGACACAAATGGAAAAGGCAAGTATGTTTGACAAACTTGCAGGTAAACGTGTTCGCTTTAACATTGTTAAAGGTGCGATGACTGCATTGGGTTTGTATGCTCAGTTGTACAAATATTCTGACACAAAGAATGTTTTGATTTTCGATGATTGTGATTCAGTTTTTACTGATGACTTAGCATTGAACATTTTGAAGGCCGCATTAGATTCAGGTAAGACTCGTAGAATCTGCTGGAACTCTGATTCACGTTTGTTGCGTGAAGAAGGTATCCCGAATACTTTCAACTTCAATGGTAGTGCTATCTTTATCACTAACTTGAAGTTTAGTAACTTGAAATCTAAGAAACTGCAGGACCACTTAGAAGCATTGCAGTCACGTTGTCACTTTCTGGACCTGACTATCGATGGTGATCGTGACAAAATGTTGCGTATCAAGCAGGTGCATCGTGATGCTAATGGTGGTTTGTTTAGCGATTATGATTTCACTGAAGAACAAGCACAAATGGTGATTGACTTTATGTGGGACAATCATACAAAACTACGTGAAGTTTCACTGCGTATGTGTTTGAAGATCGCTGACTTGGTAAAGATTAGCCCGAACAACTGGAAAAATCTTGCACGTACAACGTGTATGAAACACGCATAACCCTGCAGTGTGCGTAGAGGCAATGTCAATAAGTCCTCTTCGATAAAGGAGCAATGCTCCTTTAACCATTATGTTTGTAAATACTGTATACATGTGATATAATAAAGAATGGATTTTAAGACACTTGAAGATGTTGGCACCTTTATGCTTATCAACATACGATTAAGCAGGTATGACCTACAGTTTGTAAATAACTTAACCAATATGATTGGTGTAAAAAACACAATCACTACTAATCAGGATAGCCTTTTTAAAAAGATTGCATTAAAATACCGCAGGCAATATGTACAACAAAAATTTGATATTGATACACTATTACTATTACCTTGGAAATGTAATGTAATAGAAAGCTCACCGCAATATACTAATGCTTCAATATCCATTATTAAAGATAAAATAATTTTCAGATCACCTTTTAGTAAAAGTTTTTTAACAGCTTTGAAAAAAAAGCCAATACATTCCATGGAATGGCTAAAAGATAAAAGACAATATGAAATATCATATGGTCCCACAACGTTAAAAGAGTTGATTACAATGAGTGCAGACTATTTTAACACAATAGATTATTGCTCTATTACTCGGCAAATTATTGATAGTCTTAGCGAATATGAATCAGTTAAATATTGGGAGCCGACACTTGTTTACAATAATGGTTATTTTTACGTAGCCGCATGTAATCAAATTCTATATGACACTATACAAAATATTCCGCTAACCAATGATTTAAAAATGGTAGCGGATTACGTACAGTATGGAATTGCCATCAGTGATTCTGTTATAGAATATTTCTCTACTATCGAAGATCCACGTAAAGTAAATCTTGCTGTTAATTTTCAAAGTGACTTTGAAATCAAAGAACTAGAGACTGCTATTAAATGGTTAAGTGAATTGGGATGTGATGGTATATCCGAATCTTCAAGGCTAAGTTCTAATTTCAAACAATTATTCTTATTAGGAGAGAATTCAGAAAATCTATTAAATGAGTTAGAAATGGATATCATAAGAGACCACTCTAACTTGAAATCATATGATAAACCTGTTATGATACATTATAGAAATTACGGGGCAATGAATTTGCCTACAACTCTATTTAAAATGATAAAATGTGTTAACTCAGAGCCTGTAAATTTAGGAGATAAATGAAACAATGTAAGATAATAGTTAAAGATGAAGTTAACGTAAAGATAGAAGGACTTGAACTAGCGGAGCGCAAAGCACTGATGAAAATGTTTGAGTACGAAGTACCCGGAGCAAGGTATCTTCCGGCAGTAAGGCTTGGTAGATGGAATGGTAAGGTTAGCTATTTTAGTTTAGCCGGTAGTACCTATATTAACTTATTAGAAGAAATATTACCAGTACTGGATAGAGCAGGATATGATATTGAGTTGGATGATACCCGAGACTACACTACAACCTTTGAGTTTGCTGAAGTGTCCGAATCAACATTTGCTCATAAGAATTGGCCGAAAGGTCATCCCAAAGAAGGCACGCCCGTAGAGTTACGTGATTATCAAATCAGTATCGTTAACAACTTCTTAAAGAATCCGCAATCACTACAAGAGATTGCAACCGGTGCAGGTAAGACATTGATGACAGCCGCACTAAGCTACAGCATAGAACAATATGGTCGTAGCATTGTTATCGTTCCAAACAAAAGTTTAGTAACACAGACGGAAGCAGACTATATCAATCTAGGATTAGACGTTGGTGTATACTTTGGTGATCGTAAAGAGTACAACAAAACACACACTATCTGTACTTGGCAGAGTCTTAACAATATGCTTAAGAAAACAAAAGCCGGCGAAGCAGATATTATGGACTTCATTGAAGGTGTTGTTTGTGTGATGGTAGATGAGGTTCATATGGCCAAAGCAGATGCATTAAAGACATTACTTACAGGCGTGTTTGCTAAAGTTCCTATTCGTTGGGGACTAACCGGAACTATTCCTAAAGCTAAGTTTGAAGCACAGTCATTGTTTGTTAGTTTAGGACCTGTCATCAGTAAACTAAGTGCAAGTGAGTTACAAGATCAGGGTGTATTAGCACAATGTCACGTAAACATTGTACAGCTTAAAGATGAAGTAGAGTTTAGTAATTACCAAAGTGAGTTGAAACACTTGCTTGAGGATACACATAGATTAGATGCTATTGCACAGTTGATATTAAAGATTAAAGAAACTGGTAACGTATTGATCCTGGTAGATAGGGTTAATGCAGGTAAAGAAATTGTTAGTAGATTACCAGATAGTGTGTTCGTTAGCGGCGCTACTAATATGGTTGATAGGAAAGAAGAATATGACGAAATTGCAACGAGTACAAACAAAATTATTGTGGCGACTTATGGTGTGGCTGCTGTTGGCATTAATATACCTCGTATTTTTAATCTAGTTTTGTTGGAGCCAGGAAAGAGTTTTGTTCGGGTTATACAAAGTATTGGGCGTGGAATTCGAAAAGCAGAAGATAAAGACTTTGTACAAATCTGGGATATAACAAGTAGTTGTAAGTTTGCCAAACGACACTTAACCCAACGTAAGGCTTTTTATAAAGAAGCAAACTACCCGTTTGACTTAGAAAAGTTGACATACAGATAAGAATATGATACAATAACAACATGCGTATATTAACACTTGACAACGAATTCTATAACTTAGAAACTCTCCCAGAAGAAATTGATGACCTACGTTTTGCAATACTAGATAATAGTAATCCCACAAACGTAGATTATCACTATATTCCACTAATCTTTTTAGAATCATTTAGTAGCCCTGCACTTGTATTAAAGATTGGTAACAGTACGATTAAGATGCCCATTGATTGGCAAATATTGATCGGTGAACAAGAACATGGCGACTTAGAAACATTACCACTAACTAGTATCAATGATAGAGGGTTCAATGCGTTTGAGTTTAACCCATTAACTAGTTTTAGTCCAAGTTTTGTACCTATTGAGATTGTAGATATTTACCACGATGTAACATGGTATGCACCCCGATTGAAGAATGGACAATTCTTATGTGTACCATTAGATGATGGAGTAAAACCTAGATGTGTATATTTTGTAAAAGAGATTAGTCGTAACTGTGAGATTGTAGATTATAGTCAGGCATTCTAATGGCAACTAAAAAGACAGCTATTCCCGCAGACGAGAAACTAGAGAATCAAGACTTTAACTTGTTTGAAGCTATTGCGGCATTAGACAAGAAAGACTATGATTATTACGATAGACTTACTCCTGAACAGCAACGTAAGTTTGTCCCGTTTATGTTAATCAAGTGGTTAAGTTATGTAAAGGGTTCTAGTGATATTGCAGGATACTATGCAATGAGTACAGAATATCACGCTAATAAATACTTCTTTAATGAGAATGTATCAAAGCATCCTAAACTACAATGGTATATGATGTGTGCGGCAAGCCCCGGCAAAGGTAAACAATATCATCAGTGGTTACCACAGATTAAAGAACGTGTAAGTTTGTTAAAAGAACCAGCACAAGTAAAAGAAATCAAAGAATACTTTACAAAGATTTATCCTAAAGCAAACAGTGAGGATTTAACAGAGTACTCAAAACAGTTTGTGCAAGGGCAAAGAAAGAAAATGCATCTTGCAGAAATATACCCCCATTTAAAAATAGCAGACATAGAAGTACTAAGCCAGACAGTAACAGATGAAGATATCACTCAATACGAAAAAGACAGAGGCAACTGATAAGACAATCAAGTATGGTTGTGATTTTTGCAATAGAGAATTCCTACGTGAATCTACTATGGCTAAGCACCTATGCGAGAACAAACAACGTTGGATGAACAAAGACCTACAAGGCAATCGTATTGGCTTTCAGTCCTGGCTACAGTTTTATAAAAAGAATACTTCAACTAAAAAGAATAAGACATACGAGGAGTTCATTCGTAGTGCTTACTACACTGCCTTTGTAAAGTTTGGAACTCATTGTGCAAATATCAATGCAATAAACATTAGTAGATACGTAGATTGGTTACTGAAGAATAACATCAAAATTGATACTTGGGCTAGTGATAGCGTCTATACAAAGTATTTAATTGAGTATCTGCGTATTGAAGATCCGTTAGATGCTATTGCACGTAGTGTCCAAACTACTATGGATTTAGCAGAGAACGAAGGCATTGTACCTAAAGACTATTTGTGTTATGGTAATACTAACAAGGTATGTCATAGTATTACCAATGGTAAGATTAGTCCTTGGATGTTATATCAGAGTAGTAGTGGCGTAAAGTTCTTAGATAGTTTAAATGAATCACAGGTCAAGATGGTTATTGACTATATCAATCCAGAGTTATGGAAGATTAAGTTTAATCGTGAACCAGAGAATGTGAAACAAGTTAAGGAGTTATTGAATGCTGGCGGGTACTAGAGTTCGTATACCTTGGAAAAAGGGAGATACTATAGATTGGGATGAAACCTGTGCTTGGGCGATAGAACAGTTTGGTTTGCCAGGAGATAAGTTTGAGACACACTCAACAGAAGATTATATGGATTTTTATTTCACCGATGAGCGTGATGCTATCTTATTTGAGTTGAGATGTGGTTAACGTGCGACAAGTAACATTGTACATTGATATTGATAGAACCTTGGAAATAGTACATGAGTTAAAACGTCACGGTTGGTTTATGGGTAAAGATTTTGATTTTGCGTGCCATAAACCAACCTATGATAACTTTAGTGGATCTAATTGGGAACCAGAACTAGAGAGGCATACTGTGTTTACTTTTTACAACGATATTAATGCAAGTTATTTTATGTTGAGGTGGGGATGATATATGAACATTATGACTATGATGCTGGATGGAAAAACACTAAACCCGGTTGGTATGAATGTACAGTACGTGCTAAACATCTTGTCAAATACAATGAAATAATTAAATGGTTAGAAAATAATATTGGCAAACACGAACGTCATTGTAGATGGTGCGTAACCGATGATGACCTAATCAGCTTTAAGTTTAGATATGAAAGAGATTATATTATGTTCACATTGAGGTGGAGTTGATGGCAACAATACCTCAAATACAAGACTATGATGATGACGATCCAGAAATAGATAAACGAAAGAATCGTTGGAACTATTGGGAAGCATTGAAGAAAGTTCGTAAAGAATATATGGAACAAAATCGTGAGTTTGACGCATATGATTTTGAAGATTATCTTACTGGACAATATGGCTTAAAGATGAACATAGTCAATGGTAACATAACGGATGGTTATGAGATTGTTGATGAAAAGAAGTACCTAATATTTTTATTAAAATTTCAATGAACAATACACCCTTTCCCATAACATCTTTACAAAAAGGTAAATTTCTAGTATCATGGCCTAAGTGGGGCAACATTAAAACGTTTGATATTAAGAAAAAACTGTTAGATGTGCTATTTGAAGATATCGGTAGTGATGAAGTTGGTATTAGTATTTCGATTGTAAAATACGAACTTGATATTATGTGGATTACATTAAACACTTGGGCACAAGACGTTAATGGAGAATATGCTAGATACCTAGAAGATATGTATGAGATTAAAGGTGTAGCATTCAATAGTGAAAATGAAGCCTTAAAGCTACAAGATTACTTAGAGAAAAAATATATTTGGAAAACATTACAGGCATAATATGGCAAATGATATAATGATTGATATTGAAAGTTTAGATACAACACCTAACTGTGTTATCTTAACTATTGGCGCAGTAAGATTCGATCCTAAGGGTAGTGGTGTAGTTGAACGTTTAGAGTTGAGACCTACAATTGAGGATCAAACAGAAATTTATAATAGGAGCATAAATGAAGATACATTACGTTGGTGGAGTGAGCAGAGCCCTGAGGCACTTGAAGAAGCTATGGGAGATAGCGGACGACTACCATTTGCTGAATGCATGGAGATCCTTTATAAGTTTTGTTGGAACCGTCGTGCTGTCTGGAGTAACGGTGCTTCCTTCGATTGTGTCGTTATGGAGTCTGCTTGGCGGCAGGTAAGTGACAAGCCTAATCCTATCCCCTGGCCTTTCTGGTCTATTAGAGATACACGAACATTGTTTGAAATAACAGGTGTCAGTCTCAAAGATGGTGGACATACCACAAGTCACAAGGCAGTAGAAGATGCCGAAAGACAAGCAATCGTTGTACAAAAAGCTTATACTAAACTTATTAAAGCAGAACTGGTAGCACCACCAAAATGAGAATTGATTCAGATATTGACATTGACTTTGGTGATAGAGATAAGTTATTACAACTTATCAAACACACCCCTGCCGCTATGCGTAATGCTAACCCCATGCGTAAACACGCTACTGGTGTTTATATTACAGAGATACCATATGACCCGGTCAATGATATGGCGGCAATTGATTATGTTGTAGCAGAACAGCGTGGATATTTTAAATTAGATTTGTTGAATGTTCACGTTTATTCACAGGTACGTGATGAGTTGCATTTAGCAACATTGATGCGTGAACCTAACTGGGATAACTTAAATAAAAAAGAGTTTGTTGAGAAGTTGATTCACTTGGGAAATCATTATCAATCATTACAGAAGATGCCTAGTTCTGTTGATAGTATCCCTAGACTAGCTATGTTTTTAGCATTGATTAGACCGGCTAAAAGACATTTGATTGGTCAATCTTGGTCTGAGGTATCAAAGACTATATGGGATAAGAATACTGATGGGTATAGTTTTAAAAAGAGTCACGCTGTCGCATATGCACATTTAGTAGTTGTCCATATGAACTTGTTAGAAGAAGCTTAAACGATTCTTTTTACTAGAGTAATGCTACGGCGTTTACTTCTACGTTTGTTTAGTTCAGATATGCTACATATTGGACCATGTATGATAGTTAAGCTTTTGTTATTAAAAGTACGAAGATACGGCTTGAATATAGTCCATTCTTCTTTTAAGAATAAGTTAATAGGTATAAGTCTATTACTCTCCCACCACCAAACATCACCTAATTCTAAGAATCTTTCTTTAACAATATTATCCATTATTGCCCCGTAATCGTAAATAGTGGTTACTATATCATCTCTATTTTGAACTATACCAACATAATCTTGGTTGGCGTGCGAACATATAGTTATGAACGGGTGGTTTACTGTTAGTTTATTAAAAAATTCGTTTGTAATCATTGTTATTCTTATTACCGAAATATTTATCACAGGAAGATATGGCAATATATTTTGATAAATATCATTATGTACTCAACTCAAGTTTTCGTCTATACTCAAAGACAAATCGTTATACTTTTAACAGGATTTTCCCCAAGGAGCTATATGCCTCAGTATGCCAAACCACTTACACTTAATAAAGGTGTAGATAATCAGATTCAGTTTCAGTTCTTAAACCAAGAACAAAAACCCGTAGATATTACAGGAAAATCAATAACCTGCAGAATTATCAACTATGAAGGTAATGTGGTCCTATTACAAAAAGCATTAACATTGCAACTACCCGCAACTGGTATTGCCGCATTGTTTTTAAACTCGGCTGACCTAGCAAGTATTGACGCACAGAAATGTTATTATTCATTAGAGATTCCTGTAGGTGAATTTGATTACCCTGTATTTGTTGATAGTAATGCAGGAGCACGTGGTGATATGAATATTGTTAACAGTGTACTACCCAGCTTTATTCCATCAATGCCAATCAGCATCCCAACAGGACAAGACTTTCCTAACCTACATCCAGATGGTAACGGTGAAAGCAATATAACTTATTACACCAGTGTAGTTGATACAAATGATAGCTCAATATTGACCCTGCAAGCACAATATAGTGATTTTTATGGCAACGTTGTTATTGAAGGTTCTACTATTGTTGATGGTGATTGGTATCCTATATTGACCGATACTTATACGGCTGCGACTGATACAAAAGGTTATGTAGTTCAAGGTTATCACCCATATGT